ATCACAGTTTTTGGGTGAACTGAACGCTGTATCTGAAGACCATAAGCCTCGCTCTGTTACGGTTATTACTTGCGATGCTGAAGTACAATCTGTCACACGCTACGAACAAGGCGATGTAATAGACAAGATTGAGTGCAAGGGTAGAGGCGGCACAAGAGTTGAGCCAGTCTTCAACTACATCCGCGAAAATGAATTGCCTGTAGACAACATGGTTTACTTTACCGATATGGGCATATTCGATTTTCCAGACAACACGCCTGATTACCCAGTGCTATGGGTATCAACCGACCCCAATTGCAATGATGCGCCTTTTGGGGAAACAACACGCATCGAGGTGGCGGCATAGTGCCGCTACCTACCTTCAATAACAGGAGACTAAAAAAATGGAATATTCAAAAGATGTTCATAAGCAACTAAACTTCCTTCGCAGACAGTTGGTCAAATTCATTGATGATTATAAAGAGTTTGCGCCAAAAGAGGTTTTTGCCGACATAATGGTGGGCGGCAAATATTCTTTTAATGCTGGGAAAAGAACTTCCCTTGAAGAACGCATGAAGGCAAGGGATAACTTCGACAAGAACTGCATTTATTCCTGCTGGGATGATACGGTTGTTCATTACATTGCCGAAATGAGTGAGGCAATACAGCGCATCCGCAGGGTTAGACAAGAAGTGAAAAATTTTAATCCAGTACAAAAAGTAAAAAAGGCCTCAAGCAGGGGTTCATCTCAATGGCTGGGCAATGCCTTTCCCAGAACTAACACTGAAACTTTCATACGCGATAATCCAAGCACCCCAACGCTTGAGGTTGAGCATAAGGAAGATAAGTGGCGCAGAAGGGGTGTTATTTGCATACCTGTCCACTGGTCGCAGTCTGTTTACGAAAAGGGGTTGGCACTTGTAAACGCCCCAAAAGGCACACTGTTTATTGTCCGCGCTCAGAAGCGTGACGTTCAACACGTTAATGAAGAGGGCATGACGGCTTGGAAGGTATCGGCTATCGGCTCTGAAAAGGGCTGTTGTTATTTGGTTGATGGGTGGGTTGTCACCCATAATTCAAATGAGATTAACAAATACAGCCCACTGGTAAATGACCAAAGGGAAACGCTAGTGCCTCACGCCTTCGGTATTAACCTGCCAAAGGCAGTTAGTCTTATGAAGTCTCGCACTGTAAGGCACTTAACTAAGATGCTGGACGTTTAATGCGTCCAGCTATTCAATCTGTAACTTTTATAAAGGGAGATTTGTACTATGGTACAAAAAAAGTATGAAGTCACTGTCGAGGCAGTCGTTCAGCGCACTGTCTTTGTTGATGCTAAGGATATTAGTGAGGCTGAGACAAAGGCCAGTGAAGAGGTGACTAACTTAGTTGGTGCTATATCAACAGAAGTAATTCAAGCGCATAAGAAGGAGATATGAATGGCTAAAAAGAAAAAAGTTTCTCTTTTCTCTGACGCTGAGTTTCGGCTTTTGGTCAGGGCGTTAAATCACTTTCATGACAGTGAAGAAACAGGTGATTACAATCCTGCCGTGCTTACTGAAATTTTCTTCAAAATCAGAAAGTATAAAAGTGGCTTACCTAATGAAGGGGGTAAAAGATGATTAGTTGGAACACCGCACCAAAATATGAATACAAGCGATATGTGTATCGCCCAGAAATAATAGAATATGATGACGGTGTAAGGAAGGCAATGCACGATGTATATGTGAAGGGCAATGAGTATAAAATGCGCTTGCCTATACACACCATTGACGCATCACCGTATAAGTTCTTATCATATGATGAGTTTACTTATCACGTTGATGTAATGTTTCTAAATGTTTACGGGAGTTAAAAATGTTTTATTGCATGGCTTTTTGGGTGGGCTTCTTGTGTTCTGTATCAGGTATGTCCTATATCGAAAACCCCGACAACAGCGTCCTTATGGGCATGGTCATTATATACTCTGGGATAACTGGGGTTATTTGGTCTACTGTTAAAATGGTGCAGAAATATGACTGAACTTAATTTAGCAAAAGCAAAACAGGCTTACATAGATGAGTGTCATAAGGTCGGGCTTGTTCCTCAGCACGTTACATATATGACCTATGACCACTACACAGAAAAATATACATTGGGCAACGATAAAAATGGTGACTTCGTTGATATGTATCCCAATGGCTCAATAACTGCTATGCACTGGAATACCAAGCGATGACGGTTACACGATAGGGTGTTGTTGACAGTGCTTGGGGAGTGCTGGAAAAAGCGTCCATCGTCCTTATCGTGTTTACTCTCTTGCGGTGGACGCATCCTCAAAAAAATAAATTAAAGGCGGGCTTCGGCTCGCCTTTTTTTTTGACAAAAAAGAGGGGGCTGAGAAAAACCCAGCCCCCAGTCGGGAGGAAACAACTATTGTGACAGTTGCATTTGTGAATTTATACTAGGATACAAATCTAGTCAACATCAAAACATTCTACAGCTACCGCCGCATACCCGCATTTATCTAAAAAACTATCCCAGTGCTGGGGCGTTTCCATAAGCCTCGCAGTTTTCACCAAATCCATCATGAGTGCATGGTCGAGCGGTGTAATTGCCTCGCCATCTTTCAGCTTACCTTTTAGATACACAGACCAAAAATCAGCTATTCTTTGAAAATTTTCTTTTGGCGGGCCGTAGTGTTCGCCTCTTTCGTCAATAACATTAACCGCCTCTTCCAAAAGCTGTTTTCCTCTTTGTGTATTTTTGTTCCCGGATTGTTCTTTCATTTTTTTCTTACCATCGTACAAATCTATAACTATCATGGTTCGCATCGGGAGTGTTAAAAAGGAACATCCTCTGGCGCAAACCCCATAACAGATGGAACTGGTGGGAAGTTATCCTCTGCTTGCTCTGAATACCTAGATGTGACCTGATTGAAATACAAGTCAGCAACACCCTGCTTGCCAACCCAGCTAAATCTACATTTCCAAATATGAACCTCGCTGAGTGCTGAACCAACTGGGTCTGGCCTATGAACAGAAAGCCCCACATCGGCTTTTGCAAACCATGCCGCTGAACCAGAAATATCGTATCCCTTTGGCGCTGGCACTTTACCATCTTGACCCCTCAACATTTTCGTGGGGTGTGCTACAAACCATAAGTGGATGCCGTGAGACTGAGCGAACACACGCAACTGAGTAAGCATTTCGCTAATCCAGTCTGTCTCTGACATATCACCATTCTTTTGGATGTAGTTATATGGGTCTATGATTGCGCCTCTTATGCCGTGGCGCATAACCGCAATCTTGAGCCTTTCAACAATGTCGCTGATTGTAGCCATAGACCCGTCATTCTGATACAGAAAACTAAAGTGGTCTTGAATAAATTTCTTTCCGGTGTCCAGCTCCTCTTTTGTTAAGCGCGGAGTGACGCCAGTGAAAAACGGCTTACGATGGTGCTTGCTTATTAGCTTGGCAATGTGTAGGCGCGGCTCGTTCTCAAAAGAACAGATAGCAAACTTCCAGCCCTTTTCTTCTGCAAGATTGACCATTATCTGGTCAATGAACTCTGACTTCCCAGAAGAAGGATGACCAGTAACTACCGTCAGTTGCCCCTCAACTATGGTGTAGTATTCATCTACATTCATGTAGCCAGTAGATGCTCCACGACCCATACCCTTTTCGTAAATTTCGTCAAGCTGGTCGTAGAAATGTGCGGCATCATACAGCCCAGCTACAGGATACGGCCTTGCGTCTGCTATGACCTTGTGAAGACCTTTTGAGCCTTCTTTTGTGAGAACATCATTTGCGTCCTTGCTACCATCAGGCCACTCAACAAGCCAGCACTTATCCTTCCCGATACGTCTGGCAATCTCTTCGCCCATAGCCTGACCAGCACTGTCGGCATCTGTACAGATAATAATTCTGTTTGCTGAGTCGATAATTCTTTTTGCATCCCATAAAAACTTAAATTTATTGTCTTCTTGTGGGTCTATCTTACCGTCCACAACCTTCATGACCGCGCCATTTGGCACAGAAACCGCGCTTTCGTATCCGCACTGCACAAGTGAAAGGGCGTCCATTTCGCCTTCGCAAATGAACAGGTCATCCCCAGCCACAACATTCTCTAAATTAAAAAAAGATGCTGGCGCACCGTTACAAGAAAAGCCCTTGTCTTCTACAGAGCGTATCTTGGCGGCATACATTTGCCCCTTGTTTGTGTACGGAAACACAACACAGTCTGATTGTTTTTGAAGTGCCGAGATAAAATGCTTGCCGGATTTTATTCCTACAGTACGCGCAGTCTCTTCCGAAATGCCGCGTGTCTCAAGCCAATCTAATGTTCTTTTGTTTAAGTCTTCCCAATTATGCTGAACAGCCAATGTCACAGTTTTGCTCCTCTTTTGAGGCATTTGTCTTTCTTCTAAATTGACAACGCCAGATGCTTGACAGTGCCAGCAATTATATAAAATGCTTTCACCATCTACTTTGATTGATAGGGTTCTTTCACCCTTCTTTTTTCGTTGTTGGGAACAAGTTGGGCAGACGATTTTATGTTGCCCTTCTCCCCTGCGGAGAGCTTCTCCGCGAATAATGATATCAGTTTGCATTACAAATCTCCACGACTGGATTAACGATATGTCCAGCCGCTTCCACTGTCAACTGATATTTTGAAGTGCCGTGTAGTAAAGGATATATATATTATTATTATATATATAATATATATTAATATATAATTTGTATTATAGTATTAATATTTATCTATTAGGTCTTTTAGCTTCCTGCCCTCGAACATGGCAATTGCAGGTTTTGCTTTTAAGATATAAATAAAATTATTTCTCATCTTGTCTGTGTCTAGGTCGGCAAGGTCGCATACAGTTTCAAAGTCTTCGGTCTTTATCCATTCTTCAACCTCACACTTTTCTCTTTCATAACTCAGATAGGCATCTGAGATAGCTTGGGATATCACCGCTCTCCAGAGGCGACACTCTGATAACAGTTCTTGGCCTCTCCCTATCAAGCCCCCAGTAAATATTCTTCTGCTTAACTTGTCTGTCATTTTTATAAATTACCCCCTGCATCAAATCTAAAATTAAACTTTCGTCAAGGTCTGGCCTCCTAGAAGCGTAATAAATTAACATTTCAACTTTTACATCGGTTTCAAAAAGTTCGTCAAGCGGCTGGCATTGCTCAAGGAAGTATGAGGCATATTTTCTTGCCTTGTCAGATTTAATTGATGCTGGCCTGCCCCTTATAAGCACTATTTTTCTACTATTTGCCTTTGATGCTGGCTCTCCAAGTATTTGGAATATATGCTCTTTAATCATGTTATTTTTCCTATTGACATTTATTTGAACATTCACTATGTATTAGTTAAGCACACAATAATAGCTGTGAAGAGGGTTGGATGCCGAGTGTGTCGGTCGCAAAGCCAATCGTTAGATGAAGGGAAGGAGATGGTGTACGGCTCGAGTAACGTACACTTGAGGTATTCACAAGCTATTCTTTTTTGGGAGGACATGATGAAAATTACCAACAATCACAATTTACCGCAGTCTTTTGTTGATTTTGCCAGAAATGACAAATATAGCAAGGGGAATGCGGATATTTCAGTTACATCTTTGATTGATAGCCCAAGGGTACGCAAGATGCGTGACCACTTCCATGAGCATCGTGTTGTGGATGTTGTGGACAACATTTGGGCTTTGTTTGGCACAGCCGTACACCACGTTCTTGAAAGTTCAGAGCCATCAGATGATGTGGTTCTTGAAGAAAGAATGTTTGCCACTGTTGATGGGTGGGTTTTGTCGGGCGCTGTTGACCATCAAAAAATCTATGGTCAAGCTGTAGAGATTACAGACTACAAGGTAACAAGTGTCTGGTCTGTAATTCACGGCAAAATAGACTGGGAAAGACAGCTAAATGTTTATGCTTATCTGGTTCAGCGCAACAAAGGCAAAAAAGTAAGGAAGCTGTCTATATGCGCCATACTGCGAGACTGGAGTAACCGCGAGGCAAAGATGAAGCCAGACTATCCTCAATCGCCAGTGGTAATTGTTGACATCCCCATGTGGGATGAAATGAAGAGAATAGAATATATCCATAAGCGCATCGCCCTGCACCAAGAGGCAGATTTGAAATATGACCTAGAAACAGAAGAAGCGGAAAGGTTTTCAAACTGCAATGACGAAGAGCGTTGGAAGAGAAGTGATGCGTGGGCAGTTAAGAAGAAGGGTCTCAAAAGGGCTATGCGTGTTTTTGATAACGAAGATGACGCAAAAGATTTTATGGCAGAGCAGTCAGTGCCTGTCGAAATAGAATATCGAGCAGGGGAACTTGTTCGGTGTAACGGCAACTATTGTGGAGTTGCTGAATTTTGCTCTCAGTATAAGAAGGAGATTAGTAAATGAGCAAAGAACAAACAATCACCCTCTCCAAAAAGGGTGTTGAAATGGCGCAGATGATTGACCCATCTGTGTCTGACCCAAGAGAAGCGGCTGGCGTTTTGAAGCAAGCCTTTGACGATGAACTTCTCAGTAGACCGGAAAATATCATCTACGAGATTTGGGTCATGAGTAAGAGCAGAACCTCAGAGGGGCGTGATTACTACGAGGACGTAGGCAGAATTGAAAACGAGGAAGTTCTTACAAGCATAACCCCAGTTTTGTCTGAGTGGTTCAAGCACAAGTACGCCGGAAACAAAGATGCATACTTGGACATCTTAAAGATAGGCAAAGTGCCTTTCCACATGATGATGACAACAGAAATGGAAGACAAAGAGTTTGGTTCGGTTTATCAAGAGGAGATTGCTTAATGAGCAGTGTATGGGAGAAATTATCCAAGATTGATGTTTCAGAACACACCGAAAAGAAGGGCGACCTGACGTATCTTTCATGGGCGTGGGCTTGGGGCATTGTAAAAGAAAACTACCCCTCAGCATCATTTCAAAAGAATTTGTTCGATGGTACAAATGGGATGCGTCCATACATGGTTGACAGTGAAGGGTACGCTTTCGTTTCTGTTACCGTGACAATATCTGGCGAAGAACAGACTGAAATTTTGCCTGTTCTTGATTACAGAAACAAGGCTGTTAAAAATCCAGACAGCTTTTCTGTCAACACCTCACTGCAAAGATGTCTTGCAAAGTGCTGTGCTATGCATGGCCTTGGTCACTACATCTACGCTGGTGAAGATTTGCCTCAAGGCGTAGAGCCTACAGTTACCGTAGAAGACAATAAGGGTAACAAAGAGGAAGTTGAGGGCTTGCAACTCGTTGCCGAGGTCTTCAATAAATTTATCCCAGAATGCAAAACAGTAGAAGAGTTGCGCGGGTTCTGGGGTATAAACAAGTCAGCCATTAAAGTACTCGAAAATGGCGACAAAAAACTTTACGATGATGTGTTTGAAAACTTCAAAGCACATAAGGAAACACTTGAGCCATCAGGAGAAGCGGCATGAATGATTATCCACCATCTGGTGTTCTGTTCACCAACAATCGCAAGTCTAAGGAAACACAGCCTGACTATACAGGTAGCCTCGAATTATCTGATGAGGTTGTTAATGACTTGGTTGACCAAATATCTCGCGGCATTACAAAGCCTAAACTTAGTTTGGCTGGCTGGAAAAAGGTATCCCAGAAGAATGGCACGACATATTTATCTTTGCGTGGGAACAAGTTTGAGGAACGCCCTCAATCTAACGCCCAGCCGTCACAGCCAGTATCTACTGCCTTAAATGACGAAGTACCGTTCTAAGAGAGTTCGCTCTCAGAAATACCTAAAGACTTTGCGCGGTAGCCCGTGCTTAGTCTGTGGGTATGGCGCAGAGGCACACCACATCATGTTCGCAGAGCCTAATGCTATGGGAATGAAGGTGGGAGACAATTGGTGTGTTCCTCTGTGCCACTCTTGCCATATGAAGTTACACCGATTTGGTGATGAGCGGACATGGTGGGATTTGCAGGGAGTAGACCCTGTAAAATGGGCTAGGTTAAATTGGGAGAAGTTTAATGAAAGCAATAAATAAAGTTTCTTTGGCTATAGAAAGCGCCCATCAGAAGATGGAAAAACTTGGTATGCCATTAGAATATGAGATTCTTGCCGCAGAGGCGATGCTTGCGCTTAGAAATCCCACTGATGATATGTTGGCGGTTGTTGGCGAACTGCCTCAACATCACAACAGGTTGGATATGTGGTGTGCTATGATGGATGTTGCATTGGGGAGAATTGATTTTGAAGAAGAAGAAACAGAAGAAGTTTAACACCTCTTTTAATGTTCTTGTTGTTGTTGAGTATAGCAAACACTTTAAAACAATAAGGGCAAATTCAAAGGAAGAAGCGGCTTCGCGTTGCGAAGAAATGTTTAGAAACAAACAAAAAACAACGCAAAAACAAGGAATGTTTCTTGGGGACTTTCACGTTATTACAGTTAAGGAGAATGTTCGTAATGAGAAGTGAAGAAGAAAGGGAAGACCTCTGCTACTTCCCAACAAACGGTTTGTGTTCGTTGAAGGGAAAGTTAGATGATAGTTACTTTCCCGAAAACCAGCCAAACATATTTCGTCAAGAACTTGTAACGTATGAAATGACTGTTCATGGCGTAAAGAGAACCACACACACTCGCAATTTTTCTGGCGTCACACACTACGATGCTAGGGTGTCTGAATTTTTAGGAAGGGATTACAAAAATGTTTGATGAGGTGGACCCGAAAGAAGCCGCCTTTCATTTTGAGGCGGTGAAGACATCAATGTCTCAGAGCAAGCAGGGTACAATATTGCGCTTGGCACTACACCCCAACGAAGTTCCACCCAGTCTTCACACCGACTGGGTTGGTTCGCGCTACATGGTAGCTATGGTTAAGTTAGATGACCATGACCAGCCTGATATTTCTTTAGAGCAACGAGAAACAGAACGGCTTATTGCTAGTGCTGGGATGCTCTGTCGGAATTTGGACTTTGCTCATTACATATATGAGCAGGGGCTTATCGAAGACTATAACGCCATAGATGATGATAAGCGTGAGGAACAGGTGGTGCATGGTCTGCGTACTTATCTGGGCATACCCAGTAGGGCTGACATGAAAACAAACTCCCAAGCAAGGGAGAAATTCAAATCTTTATCTGAGGAGTTTACAAGATGGAAGCAAGGGAGAG